AGCTGCTTCTTCCTCTGCGTCTGCGCGTCCTGCGCGTCGCCCAGCTCGCCCCAGTATTGCTTTGCGGCGGCGTCGAGCGACCCGGCTTTCTGGATGTATTCGTTGACCTGGTCGATGGAGATTTTATTGTCGTCCGCCAGCGCTGATACGGCGGTCGAGTAGGCCGCCTGCGCTTCGGCAAGCTGGAACTGCATGGCTTCGATCTGCTTGCCGGAGGCGGTGAGCAGTCCGGTGTAGGCTTTGGAGGCTTCCGATCCGAGCAGGGCTGCGGCCTGTTTCGCGCCCAGCTCGCGCACCTTGGCAAGCTGCTCTTCGGTGGCCGAGAGTTTGGCTGCCTGCTCGATGGCGGCGCGGGTGGCGGCGCTGATGTCGCTGAGGGACTTTTCCAGGGCGGTCATGCCCATCGCTTCGATGGCCTTGGCGACGCCGTCCATCTGCTGTTCCAGCGCATCGCGCGTGGCCTGCGTCTGCTGGTCGAATGCGACGAAGGCCGGGACTAGGTCTTTGAGGGATGCCAGCGTGTCTTGCCCGCTCTGGGTGGTCAGGTCGAGTCCGTCGACAAGTGACTTGAGCCCGGACGTCGAGGTGGGCATGGACATGCCCATCGCGGCGAATTGCCGGTGCAGCGTCTCGCTGGTCGCGTCGAGTTTTTCGGCGTCAGTCATCAGCGACTGCGTCAGCGCCTGCTGCGATGCCTGCGCAATCGACCAGGCCGGCAGCGACTTTTCCAGCTCGCCGAAGTTCGCCAGCAGCGCCTCGGCAGCCGCCGAGAGTTTCGGATCGGCGATCTCCTTGACCAGCGCGACGATCTCGGCGGTGTTGAGCTTGCCGAGCAGCGCCGCCGCCGAAGCAGAATCGCTGTTGCCAAACATCGCCAGATTCTGCGGCGTAATCATCTTGCCGCCGACGAGGATGTTGCGATACGCCAGCCCCTGCGACGTGCCCTGCGGATCGAGCTTATAGCCCTGCTGGATGGTGATGTCGGCAATCTTCTTGCCGGCCATGGCATACAGCGCCGCCGCCTGGTTATAGGCCGACTCGTTCAGCGCCTTGTTGCCCAGCGCATCGCCGCCCGACATCGTGGTATTCGCCTGATAGCCGCCCGCGCCGAATTGACCGTATTCCCCTTGCTGCGGCCCGCCGCGCTTGCCGAACATCCCCGTGGCGTTGGCGATCACCAGCGCCGCGGCGATATAGGGCGCCGCCGTGGCAATCGGCCCGAGTGCGCTGGCTGTTGCCGCACCGGCACCCAGCGCGCCATTGGCCGCTGCCACGCTCGGCCCGACAAAACTTGATCCGGCGGCCATCTCGGCAGCCATCGAAGCATAGCCGGCACTGAATCCGCCCAGCGAACCGCCGACACCGGCCAGATTCGCCAGGCTTGAGCCGGTCGACAGGATGTCGCCGACCGCGCCGCCGCCCGCACCGGGCATGCCGAGCATCTGCCCGATGCCGCTCGACACCGGGCTGACCACCGCCTGCACGGCCATCTTCAGCACCGTGGTCTTGAGGGTGTTCTGCAGCGATTTCACGAAGCTCTTGCCAAACCCGTCGCCCGCCTCGAAGCCGCGCATGAGGGCGTCGGTGATACTCTGCTCGATCTGGCTGCTGAACTTTTCCCATTCCTTCGCCGATTCTTCGGCGGCCTTCTTTGCCGCATCGCGGCCTTCGACGCCCTGCAGGGCATCGCGGATGCGCCTGCGCGCGGCGATCTCGCGCTCAAGGTTGGCGATGGTTTCTTCGCTGGCGCCATTCTTGGCGGCCATGACGCGCTGCTCTTCGAGCCGGGAGATGGTCACCGCCTCGATCATGGATTTCGTCAGGCCATAGGTTTCAAGCTCGGCCTCAGCCTTGATGGCCTGATCTTCCAGCGCCTCGATGGCGCGCAGGCGCTCATCGGCTTCCTTGCGCAGCCCGTCGTTCCATTCCTTCTTGATCTTCGCCCACTCTTCGGCGCCCGCTGCCGCCTTTTCCTCGGCGATGATGCGCTCGTACAGGGCGCGCGCGACGGCATCGTTGGCATGCTTCGAACCGGCGAGAAACTTGGCGTACTCCTTCTCGCCCGCCGTGAGCTTTTCAACGGAGGACGATTCGAGCTTTACCACAGAAAGCCGCTCGTTGAGCGACTTGATGAGGTTGGCGTATTCGTTGCCCGCCTTCTTGATCGACGCAGTGCCATCGTCGCCGATCTTCAACGCACTCTTCAGCGCATCGGCCTGCTTGCGCCAGGCCTCGGTGTCGATTTTCGGCGGCTTGATCTCCTTCTGCTCAGATGCTTTCGCAGCCGCCGGAATCAGCGTCAGGATTTCCTGATTCCGCTTTGCAATGTCAGCCGCCAGCTTCTTGCGCGAACCATCCTTCTCACCGGCATTGAAAAATTCCAGCAGCTTGAGATTGGCCTCGTCAAGGGTGTTCATGAATCCCTTGTAAAGCACCGACAACGGCGACAACGCTCCACCCAAGCCGACCATGGCGGCTTCCATAATCCCGCCTTGCTGCGCCGCCAGTGCCATCGCGCTCGAAATCTGCAACAGGTGCGGCATGATGTCGTTCGCCAGCGTCAGGCCGAGCATCTTGCCGGACATCGACAACTCGCCCAGGCTATCGTTGAACGCATCCGCCTGCGGCGCCAGTGCCGCCATCGCCGCAGCGTATTTCTCGCTTTTCTCGGCGGCGTCGTTGAGCCCTTTGCTGCCCATGTTCAACATGGGGATCATTTCCATGCCCGACTTGCCGAACAGCTTCGTCGCCAGCGTGGTTTTCTCGATGCCATCCGGCATTTGCGAGAACAGATCCGCGATCTGGCGCATCGCGCCGTCGGCATCCTTGGCCGTGATCCCGGCCGCCGACAACGCCTTGCCGTTTTCGAGCAGGTTCTGCGACAGCCCCTTGACGCCACGGCCGATGGCTTCCAGGCTGGTGCCGGACTGGTTGGCCGCCAGCTCGTAGCCGGCCAGCGCCTTGACGGAGATGCCGACCTGCTGGGATAGATCGTTCAGTTTGTCGGCGGCGTCGATGGCGCCATTGACGACAGCGCCCAGGCCGCCCGCGGCGGCGCCACCGGTCGCCAGAATCGCAAACGCACTGCCGACATGGCCGGCCATGGTGCTGAGGCCGGCCACCTTGCCGGACAGCCCCTCAAGGGTTGCCGAAAAATTCTTGATCGAGGTCGTCGCCGCCGAAGTGTCGGCGCTGATGACGATCTTGGTGGAATTGTCGGCCATCAACAGCCCTTCCTGAACAACTCAAGCGCCGCGCGCTCCATGATGCGAACACCCTGGAAAACATCGCGCCGCTGCGATTTCTTGATGCCGCAGCAGGCCATGGTCACCGGCAACGCCTCATAGCGCAGGCTCAACCGGTTCCCATGAAAATCGACATTCCACTGCGAGCCCATCGCCGAAAACACCTCCACCGTGCTCATGTTTTCAGGCCAGACGCAGAAATGCGTCTCGGCCTTCCCCGCGTATCTGACCCCAAGCGCCGCCAGGACTTCATCGTCTGGCGGCTCGTCGGCGCTGCCTTCGATCAGTTGCCGGGCAGCGCCTTCGAGTTTTTTGCCCGACTCTCCGTCAGTTGCTCCAGCCAGGCCGCCACCAGCTCGCCGCCGGAAGCGGGATGCGTATCGAGCAACTGCTCCAGCGCATCCACCGAAAACGGCACGGGCTGGTCGGCTTCGTCGGTCGGGCCGTCCCAGCTTTCGATGATCTCGACCATGCTTTCGGCGGGCGTCCGGGTCTTGTTCGCCTCGAACCACGCACCGACCTGCTTGAGCGTCTTGTGCTTCCAGACAATGCTGATGCGATTCTGCTTTTCTTCGCCGGCCACCGTGATGTCGGCGTGGCCTTTGAACGTCGGATTCGCGACAAGCCTGAGTCCCATGTCCGCCTCCTCAGAACGCGACGATGCGCAAGTCGTCGTTACCCGTCGAAGACGGGATCAGGCGCATGTCGTAGCCGATCAGGCGACGGCCGTTGAAGTCCGTCTTCTTCGGGTTGATGAGCTGCACCGTCGGCGCATGCACAATCACCTTGTTACCGGTCGTCGTGCCGTGCAGAAGGCCGATGCTGCTGGTGGTGTTGGCCTTGACGTTGCTCATGAAGGTCACTTCCTGCGCCGGCGTCAGGTCGAGCTCGCAGCTACCGGAGACATCGCGGTTCGTCACCTCGATGCTCTCGCCACCGAGCAGCGGGATGTGCGCAAGCTGGTTGCCCAGCGCGAGCTGCAGGCCGCGGGAAGCGTAGGAGGTACCACCCGACAGCGCCGCCGTGGCGTAGGTGCAGCCAAAGAGCAGGTTGCCGGTGTTCGGATCGGTCACCGCCAGCGGCGTGACGAAGCCGGAGGTATCCGGCGTGGCATTGGCCGCCGCCGTCAGGCCGCCATCGAGGCCCATGAAGCGGAAGCTGAACACCGGACGCTCGCCGCTGCCGAGCTTGATTGATACGTCGCCGCGCGCCATCAGCAGCTTGTGCAGGGCGCCGTCGTCGTAGTAGTAGATCGTCAGCGATTCGATGCCGGTGGACACCGGCGTGTAGTCGACCGACACGCCGACATCGATCGTCTCGTCGAACGCGCAGGCACGCAGCAGCGGCCCCCAGGCGGGCACATCGCCTGCGGCACCGGCGCCGGCCACTTCGACATCGAATGTCACTTCGAGGTAGGCATTGCCAACCAGTTGCTCGCTGCCGCCGAAGTACCCGCGAATCACGTCACGCGGCACATTCTGCGCATTGAGCGGGTTGATCGTCATGTTCGAGATCAGCACCGCATTCGATGCGCCGGTCGGCGAAGCATCGACACCCGGCGTGGTTTCGATTTTTGCGAGGATAACAGTGTTGCGGGTATAACGTGCCATGATTGCTGCTCCCTTCCTTGAGGTTCACCGGCATTCGGCCGGGAATTGATCGTTAATCGTTGATCGAGTTCTTGTCAGGTTTCCAGATTGGTGACGGCGGTCTGGTAGCCGAACCGATAGATCAGTGTGCGTTCTGCAGTGTCGCCAAGATCGAACGACCAATTCCCGCCAATACGCTCCATCAACACACTGATGCCGCCGAAAATCGGTGATGCCATCAAGGCGGCATGGATGCTGCATTCATGCGGATCGGCCTCCGTTTCTGGAGACGCATTGCAGGCCACCAGAATAGAAATTCCAATTTCGGCCTGCTGGTCGATCTGACCGATGGTCTGACCAAGCGTGCGATCCTCTCCGGATCGCACGACAAGCGCAGGCAGGCGGCGCTCGCTGACTGCATGATCGAGATTCCGGTAGAGCTTGAGCCCCGTCGCTGTCGCCAGCGATGCGGCAATGGCATCGACGACCTGCAGGCGAATGCTGCTCATGGCGTCGGCCTCATCAATGCGCGCGTGATCTTGCCATCGCAAAACGGCAGGACATCGCGCACGTCGTAATCGATGCCATCAACGCGCACCGAATCTCCGCTCGACAATTCAGGCGCATCGACAGTGGCAAACATCAGCGCCGGCTCGGCGGCCGACACCATGCCGCCCAGGATGCTCGACGACACGGCCTTGAATCGAGCGGAAAACGATCCGCCCGGGCCGGCGACAGGCGTCCAGAGGACGGTCGTCACATAGCCCGGCATGTCCGGATCGAGAAACGCATCGATGTCGTCCGCGTCGAGCGCCATGGTCAGCCCTGTGCCGGCGCCTGTGGTGCGTCTTGCGGTTGATCCTGCGAAGAGTCAGACGCAGAAGGCGCGACAGGTGCCTCCGGCGCTGCTTTTCCATTCTTGCGCGCGGCCTGCTCGACCGCATTGGCCAGCGCCTTCGGCAACTCGGCATCGGTATGAATCGTCTCGCCAGCCTTGAACTGCACCGGAGAAATCACTTCGTACTTGCCTTTGCCAAGCGGTTGCACCGCGTGCTTGCGCGCGGCGGCCTGTTCATCCGACAACCCGAGCACAAGGCCCGGGTTGAGCGTAATGGCTGAAACGATGAGGTATTTCATCGCCAACCCCGATCAGATGAACGTGGTCAGGCAGGCGTGCTGCCAGTAACCGTAGCCGACATTTCGGATCGCCTTGACGCCGTAGCGGTGCTTGTTCTCGTTGAACTCAAGTTCCGAACCTTCGGCGATGGCGCTGACAGTGACGCCTTCCTCTTCCTGGCGGATGAAAGGCTTGGTCTGGCCGTCGGTGCGGAACACGGCGAATTTCTCCGTCCAATTCAGGCGCGGGTTCACCGCCATCTCGAACTGGAATCCGCCGAGGTTGGTGATGGTGTTGGTACGGCTGCCCGAGCCATCGACGATCACCGGATTCTTCAACGCCGCTGCGGTGGCAGCCATGAACGGCACCGGCACCATGACCAGGAAGCGCATGGCCTCCTCGTTCATCGGCTCGCCCTGGTCATCCTTGAAGCCGAGCAGTTGCTCGACGGTTTTCAGGATGGCGGTTTCCATCTCGGCCGCCGTCGGCGCCGTGGTGGTGGCGATGTTGCTCTGGATGTCGTTGCTCTGCGTGCCGGAATCGCCTTCGCTGTGATCCGTGTCGAAGAAATACTGGCCGTCGTAACACACCGCAGATTCGGCATTCACGATCAACGAACTGAGCAGCTTCGCCCAATGGGCATTCGTGCGCTCTGCCAGCTCACGGACGCGAACCATGATCTGCCCGGTCTTGTCGCGGCGCATCTCGTTCAACAGGACTTCGAGGGTCGCCTCGAAAGTCTTGTTGACGATGGTGATGCCATTCTCGCGGAAGCCCTTGGCATGACGACCGCCGACCCATTCGCGCATGGCCGGCGCCATGCCGAGCCACTTGTAGGTTTCGGACTCCTGATTGCTCTCGAACATTGCCGAGACGCCAGGCACCCAGATCGCGCCGGTGTTCTGCTCCAGCGTGTTGTAGAACTCGCCGATGATGGCGCGGGAAGAAAGCGTTGCTGCACCCATGATGTCGTCTCCTGTCAGGCGTGGGTATGGCCAGCGAGCGCGGTGCCCGCAATGGCGGAATCGAATTCGACGATGCCGACGCCGGATTCGACCCAGCGGCTCACGAAACCGATGAGGCTGTTCGAGGTGGCCGTCAGGGTGAAGGTGTCATCGTCGGAGGCGTAGACCGCCGGGCGGTCGTTCGCCGTGATCGCCAGACCGGAAATCGCCAGCTTGGCGCGACCGCGGGTCAGCACGACGACATTGATGGCGCCGGCGGCACCAGCCGAATTGTCGGCACCGCGCTGGGCGAAACCGAGAAAGCGGTCACCGGCGGCCAGCGGACGGGCATAACCCGAACCATTCTCGCCAACGGCAGCGCCTTCATAGATGATGTCCGATGCGATCACCGGGTATTCTTCGAGATCGCCCAACTGGAAGTCGCGGGCCTTGTCGGCTGCAAGTGTGGCCATGGTCTTTCTCCTTATTTCGCGCCGAGCACGCGGGCGCGGCCGGCTTCATGGTTTTTCAGATAGGCGGTGTAGGCGCCCAGCGTCTGGAACTCGGCGCGCAGAGCGGCATCCGAATCCCACTTGGCCTTCGCGCGTTCTTCCACCGGCAGGTTCTTGTCCTCGGCGGCTGGCGTATCGACGGGCGCAGCGGCATGATCGACAGGTTTTTGCGCACCAGCCGACAACTGGCGGGCGCGGTCGGCGCAGATTTCACGCTCGGCCTTGACGATGGCGGTGGCGGCTTCGGCGCCGGTGGTCTTGCCGTCGGCCTTGAGTTGCGCGATCAGCGCCTCGTGACCGGGCAATGCCTGTGATTCGATGTCCAGAATTCGCTGACGCTCGGCGGCGGCGCCGGCAATGCGGCCCTCCTCCACCAGGGCGCAGCACAAGTCCGGATGCGCGGCGCGCAGTTCTTCCAGATTCATGGCACTTGCTCCTTGAAATTGAGGGGTTGCTGGTTTCGATTGATGCTTGCCGGCCAGCCCGGCAATGACTTCTTCCATCGTTCCGACGCGATCGGCGAGACCGCGCGCGACGGCTTCGGCGCCGATGAACACCGCGCCGCCGTTCCAGTCGTTGATGACCTGATCGGGCGTCTTGCCACGGAAGATGGCGACATCCTCGATGAAGACTTGCGCGATTCCGTCGATCATTGATTGAATCTGCGCAAGACCGGAATCGGTCTCGGCATCCGGTCGCTTGTTCGGCGACTGGCTGCTGACGATCTCGGCCTTGGTCGGGTCTTTCCGCTTGTCGATGGTCAGCACGGCGCCGACATTACCGGCCATCGCGCTCTTGGACATGACGACATCAGAGGCGGCAGCGGCGATCCAGTAGGCGGCGCTGGCAGCCATGCCGTCGACATAGGCGACGACCGGCTTGGTGGCGGCGCGCACCAGGGCGGCAAATTCTGAAATTCCGGTGACCTGACCACCTGGCGAATTGATGTCGAGCACAATGGCAGACACCGTCGGGTTATCCAGCGCCGCCGTGAAATCCTTGGCCAGCATGTCGAGGCTGGTCGCGCCTGAAATTTCCGTCATCAGGTTGGCGTAACGGAAGATCGGCCCGGTGACCGGCACGATCGCCGTGCTGCCGCGCAGGGTTACGCTGCGCGTGTTCTGCAGCGGACGACCCAGACGCGCCTGCACGGCCTCGACGCCTTCACCTTCGCGAAGGGAAATCGAGCGGATCGTGTCGAGCATGTCGGGCGTAATCGCCCAAGGCGTCGCCGCGACAAGATCGAAAGCGCTGACACGGCGATCTGCCTGGGATTCCGGCGCCTGACTGGCGACCGGCGGCGTCTCTGTGGCCTGCGGACGATCGATTGTGATCTGGATGGGCGTGCTCATGATGGCGATTTTTCAGGTTCCGGCTGTCTCATTTCAGGGGTGTTTGGGGCAATTTCGCAGGATCGTTAGAGTCTTCTTGCTGATCTTCAGGGTCCTGCTCATGTGACACATCGGCCGGCAATGCACTGGCCGTCTCTTTTCCCGTCTGATCGTTCCGGCGGGCGGCCTCTTCACGGGCACGTTGCCGGTGTTTGATCTTCCATGGCACGCCGTCGTATTGCAGCGACTCATCGGCGCGCGTGCTGATTTCGAGGTCGATTCGCTTTTCAGCGGCATTCGCCTCCTTCATTGGATCGATGCTGCCGGGACCGTCGCCCGTCCAGACGGCGGCACTCCATGCCCGGCGCCAGGCAGGGTCGGCAAAGAAACCGGGGGCACTCACACGACCGATCGCCGCTGCTTCCTCGAACCACAAGCCATGCACCGGCGTGCAGAACGCCGTCGCCAGAAAATCGCGACGGCCACGGAAGAATCGCCAGGCATCGAGCAGGGCGGCGCGCGAGGCCGAGTAGCTGGCGTTGAAATGCTTCAGCAGCACCTCGACCGGCAATTCAAGCATCGCGCCGATCTGTTTGCAGACGGCCAGAAAAAACGGATCGAATTGCGCATTCGGCCGGCCAAGATCAGGCGCGTCGATGGATTCGCCGGGAAGCAGATTGACCGCCTTGCCGGAAGAATCCATGCTGGACGTCGGCACGCTGCCATCCCACTTCTTCGCGGCATTGAGATAGGTCGAGCCAGAAGTTTCATCGAACAACGTCGAAAACGCCTCCGGGTCCATTTTCACGAACACGGCAAAGGCCGCCGAAATCACGGCCGCGCTGATTTCAGCATCCGAATACCGCTTGAGCTGCTTGAGCGGCTCGATCACGCCGGCCAGATACGGCACGCCGCGCGTCTGACCAGGTCGCCGGCGTTCGAAAACGTGCAGTACATTGCGCCGGCCATTTTGTTGAAACGCCGGCACACGCGTCCATTTCAGCCCCTGCCGCTGCCGCGCGCCCGGGTGTTTGTTGCAGATGTGGTAGGCCACTGGTGCGCCGAACTCATCCATCTCGACGCCATGCACCATCCGGTCGGTGTCGGGTGAAAAATTCGGATTGCAGATCCGGTCGGCCTCGATGACCTGCAACGCCAGCTTGTAGGCACTGCCTTTCCCTTCCATGGTCGGGATCACGAAACAGTCGCCGGACTCAAGCACCGAGCGGAAGATCAACGATTGCAGCCCGTAGAAATTCTGTGCGCGGGTGATGTCGCATTCGGGCGTTTCTGCCCACAGCTTCCATTCACGGTCGACAGCATCGATCCACCGCGATTCCGCATCCTCATTCAAATTCAGGAAAGCTGCATCCGGCGTCGGCTGCATGGCCAGACCCGTGCCGACCACATTGGTGACCACCGTATTGATCGCACCGCCGGCCAGCGCCGAAGTACGCGCCAGATCGCGCGAGTAGGCGCGCAAGTCAGCCAGGTCGGGAGAAATATCGCCGTCGGCATCGGCCGCGCCCGGGTTCCAGCCTGAAAGCGCCGGGCGATTCGTTTTCCCGCCGCCGAAATAGCCGCCAGCCAGCGCCATCACACCGCGCGCCTTCATGCGCCGGGCGCCCCAGATCGGCGCGACCTCCGCAATCATGCGGTCGAGTACATTGAGCTTGATCTTTGGCGCCACGCTCACCACCCGGGCGCCACGGTGCGCGCCCGGCCACGGCCCTGAGAGGCCGCGCTGAGATTCTGCACGCGCTTGTTCCACGCATCGATCCCGCGCTGGATGGAGTCGAGATTCGCCCGCGTCAGCGTTTCGCCGTCAATCGTGACCGACTGCCCCTTCAATACCTTGGTTTCGGCGGCGAGATACTCATCGAGTTTGGTCTGCGCCTGAGCCAGTGTGATGCCTGCCATTTCGACACCTGTTTTGTGCGATGAGCGCACATTACGGGTGGCGGCTGTCCCATTTCAGGGGTGTTTGGGACAAACTTCTGGAGTCACTTTCCTCTCAACAACCGGTACATCGACGACCGGCTGATGCCATGCCGGCTACCAGCAGCTTCGACCCGCCCGCTGCGGCGTGCCTCTTCAAGCGCCCGCCGTTTCGCGTCATCCTTCACCGGCGATTTGGCCGGCACATACACGTCGCATCTCCCCCAATGTTGCCGAGCTGCGCCGTCCTGATTGCGGATCTGCTCCGCCAGGCTGTCTGCCACCCACTGTTCAAGACCGCCACCGCTCCGCGACAGTTCGACCAGCATCTGCGCAAACTCAGGCCGCTCGACAAATTCCCGAACGGCCCGCTCGGCACGACCAAGCAGATCGGCAACGATGTCTTTCTCCTTCTCAGTCATCCCCTGGCCCAGCCGGAGAGAAGATTGTCGCTGCCGGACACAGAGTCAACCTCACCACAAACCGGCGCCGACAGATTCACCCCAGACAAACGGCACGCCACCAGCGCCAGCAGCAGGCAGTCCAGCGCCTCGTTGCGCGGACGCATTTGCACCCATTCATAGATCGGACGATGCCCCTTGAATTTTGGCACCAGCTTCTCTGCGGCAAGCTGCGCGAAATACTCATCGTCGAATGCCGGCTCCTGCGGGAAATGAACATACCCAGGCCCAGGCTCGACGATCTTCAGGCGCGAATACAGCAGACCCTTTCCGCCATCGACGCCGACCGGCTCGACAGGAATTCCGCGCTTGCGCTTGACGCGCATGCGTTGCGTGCGTTTTTTCGCATCCTCGACCAGCGGACGAGCCATGCCCGGTACGCCCTTCGTCGCAAAACACCATTTCCGCTTCTCGACGAAAGCGTAAACCTTGTCGGCTCGAAAACCGGAATCGACTGCCGCGACCTTGACGCCGATGTCTACAAGTACGGCACCGAGCTCATCCCAGACGTCCTGATGATCGGTGTCGCCCGGAATGATGATGTGGTCGCGCACCCAGCCTTCCTCATCCTTTCCAAAATCGACAACAGTCAGCTCAATGCGGTCCTTCTGCACATCGACGCCTGCCGCGCGCAGCCGCACAGGCAGACGGTCTGCATAGACCTCCAGCCTCGAAATCAAGCTGATGTTCTCGATACTGTCGCCTTCCTCGCGGAACACTTCGCCAAGGTAGGTGTTGGCGAATGCCTTCAGCTCTGACGAATCACCCTGCGAATCCAGCCACTTCTGCGCAATCTTGACCCACGACAAGCCGAGTCCAATGGGCGCGTACAGCGCATTGATGTGGTAGCCGCGATGATGCTTGATATGCGGTCGCGCGGCGATCCAGCGGCCCTTCGCCAGCATGTCCGATTTATGGCCTTCGTCGATTTCAGCACCGCACTCCTTGCAGACGTACCATGCCGCAATCACGGCGTCCGGGCCGGCATCGCCATCCTGACACGGCGCGCGGCGGAACTTGAGGCCGTGCGGGATGTCCTTCCCACCCCATTCGAGATGCTGAAATTCTCCGCAGTGCGGGCAGGGCACGTAATAGCGCCGCTGGTCGCTGCGCTCGTACTGCTGCGAGATGCGGCTGGCGCCTTCCTTGGTCGGCGTGCTGCACAGGTAAGTCTTCGCCCGGCTGAAGGTGCGCTGCCGGTTCTCGATCAGCGTCATCGGGTCGCCTTCGCCGCCGACATCCCACGGGAATGCGTCGACCTCGTCGCAGATGACGTAGGGCAGATGATCGGAACGCAGCGAATCCGGCGAGTTCGCGCCAGCCTTGATGATGCGCGCACGAGCGCCGTATTCGAGCAGGTCGCCGCGGTTGCTCTTGCTGCGGCTGGCCTTGCTGACGAGTTCGGCGAGGGAAGCGGACTCGTCTAGCATCTTGGCCAGCCGCGGGTTGAACGACCGGTCGCGCAGCTCCAGCGTCGGCACCACCACCAGCAGATCCTTGTTCTGAAGGTGGTCCATGATGTAGCCGAGCCAGTTATACATCGCCTCGGTACCACCGACACCGGACGACTTGATGAACGTCACCTGCCGGACCGGGCTATGCTCACTCAGAGCGTCCATGATCTCTTCGAGATAGGGCGTCAGCTGCGTGCGCCAGCGCCCCGGCGCGTTGGTGCCGCTCTTCAACTCGCGCACCCGGTCTGCCCACTGGCTCACCGTGAGCAGGTCGCGCGGCTTCACGCCGCGCCGCACGCGCTCGCCGAGGTCCGGCAGGACGGACGCGGCGCGCGCGGCGTTCTCGCCGATGCGCGCCAGCAGTTCGTGCGCTGTCTCCGACATCAGGTAGTGCACGCGCGTCTCGTCGCCTTCGCCGCGGATGGCATCGAGCATGCGGTCGGCCAGGCCGTCGAGCGCGTCGAGCAGCACGGCGCGCACGGCGCCGGCCGCGGCGAGCAGGTCGGCCTGCGCACAGGTTTCGGACTGAGCAGACTCGAAATCGGCCTTGGCCTGCGCGGCCCGCAGCGCCTCGCGCTCGGCCTGGAGATCGGCAAGTGTGGCCATCAGCGCTCGCGCCGCCACTCGTTGGCGCGATTCCCCTCCGAGTCGCAGACCGGCGGCGGCGTCTTGCGCGTCATGCCTTCGCCGGTGTTGTAGCGCCACCACCGCCATTCGTGGCTGTCGAAGCCGCAGCGGCGGCACACGCCGTCTTCGTCGGGTTGGTGGGTGAGGTGCCTGGTGGTGGCGGGCATGGCTGCTCCTATGTTTTACGGACGAACAAACGGCGGATGACGTAGCTGCGCGCCAGGCTGATCACGGTGAAATAACCGCCGATGGCCATGTTTTCGGCCAGCGGAAGATGCACGCCGAACAGGGGGAAGATGGCGATCTGGCTGACCACAGCGACGCCGTAGCCGATGGCGACGTTCGCCACGGATTCAACGGCGACGGTTTCGATTTGCACGTTCGATGTCCTCTTGCGATAGCGGGTTGATGATCATTTCGTCGCCGCGAACGATGACGTGGCCGGTTAGGTCGAGCGGGGTGCCGATTTCATGGCCGTTTTCGCGCGCGTAGAAGGTGGGGACGCCGGACATCCCGCCCTTGATCGACGCATTGATGCCTTCCGCGCCGAAAGCCGCGCGCATGTCATCGATGAAGGCGGCGACCTTCGGCATGGCCACGCGCAGCGGCTTGTTCGAGATGTTCTCCGGCGCGTTCATTCGCTTTTTTCGCCCTTTACGCCGGCAGACCGCATGCGGCGCAGGGCGCGCGGAAGTTCCCGGCGAAGCATCCAGCGCACGCGCCGCACTTCGGCATCGATGAGCCGCCGGCGCTCGGCGTCGTCACGCATCACGGCCAGGCGCGGCGCGGTCTGGTCGATGATGCGTTCGATGGCGGCGCGCATGGTGGCACCGATGCCGCCGGCTTCCTGCTTGACGAGCGCTAGCGGGTAGCGCAGTCCGCGGCGCAGGGCCATTTCGAGCTTGATCGACTGGTTTTCGTAATGCAGCGCGGCGAGCTTGTAGCGCGCCCGGGTGCCGCCGGGCTGCTCGACGCCCGGCAGGCTGTCCGCCGCGCCGGCATCCGCGCCAGCCGTTTTGCGGCCCTTAGGCGCGTTTTCTTGTGCGCGCCCTGCTTCGGGTATGTCCGCGCCTCTTTTTTCGGCGTGGCGGGCTGATACGTCGCTACGCGCCCCCTTTGTGGCATGCCAGCGTTCCAGGCTCTTTTCGACTTCGACCTGACCGCGCGCGGTCAGCACGATGCGCCCAGCCTCTGCGGCGCGCGTGATGGTGCTCTTATTGACGCCGAGGCGCCGGGCGAAGGCGGCCTTGCTCTCGATCATGCCCGCATCCCCTGTGTTTCCGTCGACGTTCCGGGTACACCGTGGACGTTCCGGGTACCCGGAACGTCAACAACCCGCGCCAGCATTGAGATGTTCCGGGTGTTCCGGGTGTACCCTCGCGTGTACACGGGAGAATTGTTATGTGCGCGCGTGCGCGTGCGTCCCTCGCGTGTACACGCGCGCGGGACCGGGTACACCCGGAACACCCGGAACGTGCCAGTATTGGCGCGGGTTTCGGACGTTCCGGGTACCCGGAACGTCGGGCCGTGTACCCGGAACATCAGGTGGCTTTCCATGCGGGTTCGCTCCCGGCGGCGATGGCGTTGCTGAATTCGAAGACGCTGTCGGTGAGCCATTTGGCGACGGCGGCGCCGGGTTTCATGGCTGTACCGGATGCTTCAAGCACTTTTTGCGGGGGGATGACCAGGGGCTTCGGTGCAGTTTCGCCGAGGTAGTTGGTGTCGGCGTAGATCCGGCACTTTTTCTTTTCCCAGCCGCTGACGTGGGCGACGGCGCCGAAGAATTGGTTGGAGGCGCGCGGGCGGCTTTCGCCGTTTTTGCGGCACCAGGCGGTGTAGGCGGCATAGACGTCGCCGGCCAGCGCGGGGACGATGGGCAGACCGAGGTCGCCGGTGATCCACTCATTGACGAAGCGCAGTTCGCTGGGTGAGCTGATGGCGATGAGGCGCTCTTTGGCTTCGGTGAGCGGTGGCGTGCTGTCTTCGTCGAAGCCGGTGAGGTCGAGGTTGAGCAGGTAGTCGTAGAAGGCTTCGATTCCGCCGTGCTTGAGCTCTTCAGCGAGCTCGGCATAGAAGGCTTTCGGCAGAGCCTCTGGCGTGTAGATCACATGGTGGCGCCGGTCGCCGATGTCGAGCGGCAGCGGCTGGTTTTCGTTCGAGAGAAAAACCATGTTGATGCGGTTCTTCTTGTGGACAGCGTTGAGGAACTTGCCCTCGATGCGCATGGTGTCGCCGGTGACCAGCTCTTTCAGCTCGTTTTTCAGCTGCCACTTGTCGGCGGAATTGACGACTTCTTCGGCGAGGACGAACAATTTGTCGTCCCAGTCCGGGTTGAAGTTGCTGGCCAGGGCTTTCTGGTCGAGGACGATGGCGTAGTTGCGGTGCGGGTTACCGCGGTAGCCGAAGATGCGCGCGTAGGTGCGGAATACGGTACTTTTCCCGGTGCCCTGGGGGCCGTGCATGATGATGGCGCTCTGCATCTTGGCGCCTGGGTTCTGCAGCGGGTAGGCGAGCCACTTCATCAGCCAGGCGGCAGACTCTTCGGGGTTGGTATCGCGCCGGCAGAGGTAGTCGATGAGGTCGAGCAGCAGTTCGCACTTTCCGGCCTTCGCCTTCAACGGCCAGCCGCGCCAGGTGTTGAGCTTGACGTATTCGTCCTTGCCGGAGGGATCGAAGCCGATTTCGTCGATGTAGCAGGCGCCGCGCTCGATATAGACCGGGTGGCGCTTGATGTCGTCGCCACGCATGCCGGCCGGCAGCAGGGTGTTCATCTGGTCGCGCGAGGCGAGCTTGTTGGTCCAGGTATCGAAGACGCTCTTGCCGGTGCCGTCGTCGATCGGGATGAAGCGCGCGACGACGTCGTCGAGTGACATGACGGACATGGCGCTGCGCCGCCCTTCGTTTCCGCCATCCCCGCCCCCCTGGGGATGATTCCCCGCGCGCGTGGTTGCGCCTGCGTCGCGCCATTTGAGCTCGTCGAGCTTGGCGTTGATCTGGTTGGCCAGGGTGATGGGTAGGCCCGACAGGACGGCGAGATCGTTGTAGTCGGTGAGCTTCTTGCCGTTGCGCAGGTCGACGCCAGCGTCGTCGAGGAAGTTGGGCTTGACCCAGGCGGCGTGCTCGATGGCGCTGGCGCCGAGCATGGCGGCGTCGACGCCGGGGTTGCCCTTGCCGGCGGCTTCGGTCAGGTAGTCGTCGTCGGCGCAGATGAGGATCCGCAGAAGCTTGTATTTGTCGCGGATCTGCTTGGCTGCTTTGCCGATGTTGTTGGCGCTGAAGGCGTAGGCGACCGGCTGGCCGGTGGACTCATGCAGCGTCGCCGCCGTGGCAAACCCCTCGGCAAGTAGCAGCACGCCGGCGCGGCGCAGCCCGCCGATGACGCCGAACGTGCCGCCAATCGCCATGCCGGTCGGCCAGAACTGCTTGTCCTTGAAGTCGTGGCCCTTCGGGTAGATGAACTGCAGCCCGCAAATGTTGCCATTGGTGTCGTGCATCGGCACAACCAGGGCGCCGGCTGACTTCTGCAGGCGCCACATGTTGGTTTCGTCGATGCCCGGCAGCAGAAGATCATCAAGCGCACCAAGCACGCGCGCGCCATTCGCGCCGATCTGCTTGCGGGTGAGGTACTCATGCTCGCCAGCGGGCGCGCACTTCGACCACACCTGAGCCGCCCAGGCCGCCGCCGTCTTGATCTCGCGCTTGCGTTCCTCGGCCACGGCCTGCTGCGCGGCCTTCTGCGCCGCCTTCGCCGCGGCGATTTCCTCAACGCTCAGTGACGGCAGATCAGGCGCATCGCGCTTCGGCAGTTCGATGCGGGTATACCCGTCGTCGTTGCCCATCCAGATGCCGAAGCAACCGACGATGTAGCGGTGCCCCTTCTTCGACTGCCATTCCTTCAGCCGCGACCAGCCGGGCTTCTCGTTGCCCTTGCCGTCGACCAGCTTCCAGCGCTGGATCTTGCAATCGACGTTCAGCGGCTTGTCGATGACGATGCCGGCCGCCTCGATCTGGCGCAGCACATCATCGTAATTCACCCAACTCATCGAGCCGTCCTCATCGCCTGGTCGAGCGCTGTGGAGAACTGCCGTTCCCACTCGCGTCTCACCACTTCCTCACCCAGCCGGCCGAACTTGAACTTCGGCTGGTACCGGGCCGGCGTGTCTTCGAACATGATCACCGGCACCAGCTTTCCCGGGGTCCCGGGAATTCGGCGCCAGATGCCCATCGGCGCCTTCTCCCAGCCTCGCCCGGTCGGCTTGCCGAAGAACAACTGAATCGGCGCGGCGCCCTTGCGGCGATTCCCCGCACCCAGCCGCCGCGCGAGCACGCTGCTCAGCGTGCCGTTCTGCGCCGCCGCCTTCAGCTTGTCGATCGTCCCCTTCGGGATGTTGCCGAATGTGTTCAGTTCGATGTTCCCCGGCAACTTGATGCCGCGCGCGCCGCCTGAACGTGCGCCGCCGGCAATCTGGTATTTCATGTAAGCCGCCTGACGGGTCATGAAACCGACCTCGGCCGTCAGCGACTCGCGCCGCGCCGCCTTGACATACAGCCCGCCCTTCGAAAACGGCGTCGGCCTGTCGAGCTCCTGTTCCATCCGCGCCGGAACCGCGTCCTTGATCGCCCGCGCCGTGCGCGTCAGCGCCACCGCGGACGCAAACACGACCTGCTTCCCCGCCCCGCTCATCGCCGCCTTAACGCGCTCCAGCCCAGCAATTTCAACCTTGATCACACGCCCCCCCCTGTTGCCTATAAACCACCCCCACACCCTAGCGCCCCCCCGCGCCGAGAATGACC